CTGCTTTGCTTTACGACACCATTTTTGACACAGAGGCACATTTGGGTGTGGGTGGCTTGGTCATAAGATACGACCAAATGATCTATCGAGGGATGATTGAAAGTTTTGAGTTCTCGTATGGAGATGAAACACCCAATATGCTGACTTTCGATATTTCGTTCATTGTTTCTCAAATGGAGGATGTTTCGGATGATTCAGGTATAGTGGCACCACTATACAATCCAAATGGGGAGGATTTCTTTCTATGAGCATACATAAAAGACCATTTGCAGGGACTTGGACAAAGACCGTACAGAACAAGGAAATCAGACGACTTGTTCCTGATATGATCGTAAAGTTCAATGGAGAAACCTCGTACCCCTCTTGTGCGGGTTGTTCAGGAAACATTGACCTACAAGATTTAATCACAAGTGTGACCGTTTCTAACTCTACGGACACATCGCCCGCCAATGTATCTATTTCTATGTCGATACCAACAAACAGATACGCGTGCCTCTTTCGAGATAACAAATTCGTTCTCCATCCCGGAATAGAAGTCCATATCTATATGAGAGGCTTTTTCTCAACACAAGAACTTGTGAAAGCACAAGGCGACACCTCTGAAAGCGACATTCCAATGAAACCCTATTATCAAGTCTTTCATGGTGTGGTGACAGAAACCTCTTTCTCGTTTGGAGGGGGATTCTACGAATGTTCAATGAGTGCCGCTGACCTCTTTCATTTTTGGCAATATCAGAACATCAATACCAACCCATCGGCTCTTGGTTCAAAGGTTTCGGGTGACCGAACGAGAATGAACTTTGTGGGAGGGAAACATGTTCGTCAAAATGCCTACAGCGTTATCTTTGATTTGTACTCAAGCAAGCATGGGGATGCGGGTGCTCAAGATTTCGTCTTGGGTGATTTCACAAACATTGGTATCAAGTCCGATCTCTACCAAGACAGCTTTTGGGATGTGACAGGGTGGTATTGGGCGAAACGCTTCCAACAACCAATGTCCAAGTTGAAAATGTATGGGGCAGATGGTCGTCAATTTACGACATTAGAACAACTCGCGGTCGCTGATCCCGCCCTTGTGAAAGATGAGGGTTTGGCGAAGAACGCGAGTTCTTGGTTGAGTCTTGGAGAGGGCAAGGGGGATTCTAAATTTAGGATATCTAAGTTGCTCGGTGTTCTTCGAGCCGCAAATCCAAATTATGCCTTTCCCACATCCTCTTTGTTCTATGTCCAACAATCGGCTTTCGCTCTCTACAAAGATGGTTCTTATCAAGGAGATCAAGGTTTGGGGGGTGATAATATTGCAGCTCAAACAGCCTTTGCACAAGAGCTGAGCTCAATGGGGCAAGTGAATATCTTTGAGGCACAGGTCACAACCAAGATGGACATCGCAAGTACGGTTTGCACAGAGAGTGGTTTTGAGTTCTACATTGATATGAATGGCGACTATGTATTCAAGCCCCCTCTCTACAACCTTGATACGAGCGACAGTAGGGTTTATACCATCAAGGCGATAGACATCATTTCTTTCGACAATACAGAAAGCGAACCCACCGCGACCGTAATGAAAGGAACAGGGGGCTACTTTGCCAATTGGGGTTCATTACTTGGTTCGGAGTACGAGAATCGAGGAATGTATGTTGATTGGAAATTGGTTGCCAAATATGGTTGGAGAGAGGCAGATTTCTCTACCACTTTCTTCACTGATCCAAAGAGTATCTATTACGCTTGCATCAACAGACTCTATCTTGAAAATAAAGAGGTTCAATCGGGGAGTGTTTCTATTCCTCTCCGACCTGAAATGAAATTGGGTTTCCCTGTGTATATCGAACCCTTTGATTGTTTCTATTATGTGAATAGCATCTCTCACTCTTTCTCTTTCGGTGGGGAATGTACTACCGATTTGGGTTTGATAGCAAAGCGAGCCAAGTTTTTCCCACCTATGGTAGTGAAAGACGACCAAATACCAACTCTCAATGACATAGACCTAGAGAATATCTACCGAGCTTCTCGTCCTCTCTACACAAGAAACAACGAGGGCTTGCCTAAGTTAATGGGCTTACCAAATGTCGTAATGGCACTTGATGTTCATCTCTTGAATCCTCTATGGGTTGCTTCAGGGGAAATCACCGCAGAGGTGATGGGTTCTGCTTTGAATCTCAAAGGGAGTTCAGCAGGGGGTAACAAGAACCAAGAACAAACGCGTGTTTTTCTTCAAGCCTTAGCAGAGGAGGGTTTGATCTCTCTAGGACAAAGTAGTACAGATGGTTTCACAGACACAGTTTTCTTTTACGATCAAAGTGGAATCCCAAGTGAGTCTTTGACTTTCTCACAAGTGGAGGAGATTTTTGCGATTCTTTTTGTGGCAACAGAGAGAGCGAGAGAAACAACAAGTTCTTGGAATCGTGGGGAAACCAGCTCTTATATGCAATTGTACAAAGATAGTCCTGAGTTGTTCTCGAACAATTTGAGCGGCAGCAATATGGTAGATCAAGACTTGTTTTACAAAGATGAAGAACATATCCGAGATGACCTACAGGTGGTTCAAGCAAAGTTTAATCAACGAAATAACTTTTTGGGCAAGAGTGTTTTCACTTTATTCCTTGCGACTCTCGACAGATATCGAGAAACAAAGTTGAACACCCCTTTCGGGAAAGACCGAACGCCCATACAGAATTACCTATCTGCGATGAGCTTCATGAAAAGTTCATTCAGACCTGACGATATGCAACCCGGAGCATATCGCTACTACACCGATGCGATTCCAAAGACACACCCAAACTATGCGATGTTTCAAGGTCAATCCCAAGTGTATGAATCAAGGGTGTATATAGATGGCAAGATTGAGGTCACAAACACACTCCTTGCACCACAAAAATTGAAAACGCCACTAGCAACAACAAAGGTTCTCCCAAATGGGGATGGCACTCTCCGAATTAGTGTTCCGAACAGAGATCCCAAAACAAATGGGAACGATCCTATCTATCTAACGGAATATGGCATCAAGGTTCTTGTGCCAAGAGGCACAACGGATGCCGACAAGTTTCCTCCGATTGAAGGTTCAAGTGAATATTACAAGGCAATTCCGACATCACAAATAAGAACAATTATGTTTGCTATCCCACGAGCGGGGCGCGGACAGCATTTCTTGAAATATGAATTCAAAAGTCTTTCTATTCTCGCAACAGCGGAGAGCCGATGGGATAAATTTAGAGAGATTTTTTGGGGTAGGGACCTTACATCTTTTCAACATGGTGGCTTGGAGTTTAAGGGGGTTGTTGAGAGAACAAAAATCTTTTTGACAAAGATAGTTCAAGTCTTTGGGGAATATATCCCCGAAAAGGAACAAGGTACTTGGCAACAAGAGTTAGATGGAATCCTTGCAAAGACCTATACGGGGGCGTACGCCACAAGACGCGGGAGATTTGAGCCTGACTATACAGGAGAAACAACCAACACTCCAATTCCTATTGTACAAGTGCCTTTTGATGCAGGCTATTTGTTGGACGGGGGGTTTTCTGACATAGAGAGTATCGCCATAGGGGAAAGAATCATTATGGCGACCTTTGATCAAATGTTGGATTTCATTAAGACAAAGTTTGAGTTTGTGTCTAAGGCGATTGACAAAGAAATGCTAGATGGGTTCAAAACAGACTTGAGGACAAGACTCGTAGATCCCAATGTTTCTTTTGAGGATATTCAAGAAGATTTTCGTGCGACAAGGAAAGCACTTGTCACCTCTATGTATGACTTTTGGATAAGTTATTTTCAAACAGCGAATTTCTCCTCCATATTTGGCTATGGCAAAGATGAATCCTACGACAAAGCCGCAAAATCAATATTGTACAACTACGACAACAGCTCGGTCGATATGGCTATCCCCCAAAAGCAAGAAATAGAAAACCTAGACAATGCGGGGGAATGGTATTACTCCCCTGTTCTTCCTGTGTCGGATAACAAGGGTTTTGAACATTTTGGAACATACGCCTATGGGCGAGATTTCAATCTTCGTTCTTTCTCTCAAGTTCTCGCCACCACTCCTGATTATTGGGCAAACTTGAATCCCGAACAGATGTTTGATTTCGTATATGCTCTCGCAGAGGCACAAGATCCCGAAACGGCTATTTCGGATATATTCCTTGCAAACAGCAATATTTCTCAAGAGGCTCAGGTTTCAGGGAATACAAGATTAGGTCTTGCAGAGGTTTTGGCACAGAGTATCACCGATAATCCCTCCACTGTCGCAACAATGGATGGTGGGATACCTCAAGAATTAAAAGAGGCTTTGGACAATGGCACTCTTACGGGAGAAAAGATTCTTACATACGCTAAGTCGAGCCCCACACAAGAAGGTCAAGTGGCGGCGATGTTTCAGCTTCAATTTGCGAATGATATCCTAAAACTGACGACCGAGTATGGTTCGGACTATGGGGTTTCTACGGAGAATGTTCCTATTTCTCTTGCTCAACTAGACAAAGAATATGCTCCTTTCCAATGTAGTGGTGCAGCGGGATCGGTCGCCCTTGATAAGAGTTATGGTTTCCAAGTCACAAACCAAGTCCTCAGCTCTGATCTCAATATCGCAGATTATGTGAAAGGGGAATCTACACTACAACTCCAAGATTGGAGATTACGACAAGAGGCTCTACGAGGCAATCCTGTTCCTGATGGCTCAAGTGGTGTCACTCTCCAAAATGGATGGGAGGCTCTTTCTGATTTTGGATCTCTTTTCGGTGGTGCAGATGTTGAAGGTTCTATTCTTGAACAGGGTTCTGTTTTGGGGGAGGATATTGGAAATGCTATCCAAGAGGGCATTGAACAATTCAATGCAATTGGAGCAGAAGAAGATGAAGAAGATAACTAATCATTCTATATCGGAAACAGAGTATGAGTTTTGATTTTCAAATAGGGTTTCCTTGCCCACATTTAATCCAAGAAGAACGAGTGCCATTGGACTCGGATCGGATGGGTATGCTCATCTCTCAACCTGTCGCCTCTACGGGTACGGTTCAGGTTCTAGTGGATGACAAGTATCTTGTTCCTCCAAGTGGATTGCACACACAAGCCTTCTTGCAAAGCAGCCTTTCGGGTGGCTACCGAATACCAAAGTACGAAACAACACTTGTGGTTTCTTCTAACACAGAAACACATACCATTGAGTTGCCCGTATCTAAGTCTATCTCTACGAACAATCTTGTGGATATTCTCAACGCCCATTTCAAAAACATAGAGGCGACCAACTATGAGGGATATCTTGTATTTGTTGAAAGACAATCGAGAGGAGGAGAGAGTCGTATAAAAATAACAGGGAGTGCTCGTCAAGCATTGGGTTTTGATTTCTGTTCTACGGCAAAGGGCAAGACACTCTATCCCGCTTGGCGAATGGAACGAGTTCCAAATAAAATCAATGAGCGATATCCTAAGTTCGTACAGCCTTTGAAGAATAATCCAATTCTCAAGGTGACCTACTCTACTCCAGCGGAGAGATGTTTGCGTTGTGGTGCGACCTATGTGGAGAACGATTTTCGAGTAGACTCCAATGGAGAGCTGCAAACCATAACGGACGAGAACTTGCTCTACCAAATATGTTTGAAAGCCTTGCTGACAAAGAAAGGTTCAAATCCTTTTTTCAGATTCTATGGGACAGGCTTGTTGGATGCCATTGGTTCAAAGGCTCTTATGGGGGTTCAAAACTTTTTGCGATTTGAGATCAATGATGCCTTACGGATTGTTCAGAAAGCCCAAACATCCCAAAGCAAATACCAAACGGTCACTCAAAAAGAGAGATTGCTGAATGTTCTCAATGTTACGGTCATTCCACACGAGAATGATCCTACCGCTTTCTTGATTGAGGTGACCGTACAGAACGCCTCTCAACAACCTATATCATTGTCGATAGTCTATACCGCCCCAAGTGCAATAGCACTTGCTGGAACAAATGGATTGTCGCTTGGAGTACGATAATGACACCCACTATATTAGGCTTCGATGGAGCATACCGAGAAAAGTTTATCTACAACACAACACTCTCCGAGCAATTCTTATCGGGAATACTCCCTCCCAATACAATAGATGTGCAAGTATCTGTTAGAGGTTCGTCTTTTGTGGCAGATCCTGACCTTATTGTCTTTGAGGATTCTTCTTGGTCTTTTCCAAATCCTAGTGTCTATCCTGAGGGATTTGAGCTGGTTGATGGTGTCAATACCATTTTGATTCGGGCTATTTTGTCGAATGGAGATGTGACACCCCCTTGTGAAATACACATCACCTATTCAAAAGAAGCGAGTGTTTCCGTCGTTGGACAACCTCCAACGAACATCTCCCTTGAAAAGTTCGACACACACATTGAGGTGTTCTGTGATGGTGTCGATTCACCCTATGTCGTTGGCTACAACTTTTATGCCTCATTGGATTCAGGGGGTGGTGCATCAGGATACATTCGTGTCAATCTGAACCGAGTTATCTCAGGAATATCCCTACAAGAAGAAACCGAAATCACATCCATTGAACTTGATGAGGACATCCTTTTGAATGATGAGGGAAATCATGTCACCGATCCCTTGTTTTTTGGCATCGCCTCCCAACAGAGAACACAACTAGGCGAGATTCTCCAACAGAAGTTGGTTTCCCTCTCAGAGATTCCTGAAACAACCAAGACCATTCGAGCTTCCGTTTCTATCAAGGCACTTGATACTAAACAACGATTCTCTTTCAAGCATTTCAGAAAGGCAGGTCGGAGTTCTTCTCCTGCGACCGTTCCGAATGGTTCTTTTTCTTCTTTGTCTGTGACCGATCCTATTTACTATGTGGCGACATCTGTCTTTTATGATCCGACACTCAATCTTCAATTTGAGAGTCCTTTCTCCGCAGAGGTGGTTGGGAAACCTTTGAGTATCACAACAAGTGTTGCCAATCTCCCACAGGTCACTCGACAAGATGTTCGAGATAATTTCATCTCAAGTATTTTGAGAACCCAACCCAATCTCCGAGTTGAGCCAAATTCTGTCATTTCGGACACGGTCATCCAACCTTTCGCCTCAGAGGTGGAGAGAATGAGATTCATCTTGGATTTCATACATCGTTCTCAATCTTTGGCGACACTCCTTGTCTTAGATGATCCAAATAATACAGGGGAATCACAAGAGGTCAATCAATCTCTATACAAGAGAGCCTTGCAGACCGCTTTCAATCTCCGTATTCCATCTCAAGTTCAGACAATGATCAATCAGATGTTTGACCAAAGAGCTCAGAACTTTGGTGTCATTCGGCACAATGGTCGTAACGCCATTGGGAGAGTGACCGTATTCACAAGAACAAGACCAACACAAACAATCTATCTTCCAAGTGGAACTCCTTTACAAGGAGGGGGTGTTTCCTTTCGTACAACTCAGAATGTGAATATGTTTGTGGATCAACTTGCGACCTACTATAACCCTGTTTCAAAAGTGTGGGAGATAGACATCACCGCCGAAGCTGTGGAATTGGGTGCAAAGGGAAATGTTTCTTCGGGAGTGATTTCTTCCATAGCGGCAAGGAGTTTGAGTGTCACAAACAAAGCCGCTTTCTTTGGAGGACAAGACGAAGAAACCAACGCACAACTTGCTCGAAGAACAATGAACGCATTGGCGAGTGTTGATACAGGAACAGAGCGAGGCTATCTACAACTTGCCGCTGACATTGTGGGAGTGCGTAATGTGGAGATTGTTCCATCAGGTCACGACCTAATGCAGAGAGATTTGGATGAGAACAATGTACATCGTGGTGGAAAAGTGGATATTTGGATTCGAGGGGAGAATCTCTCTAGGGTTACGGACACTTTCGCCTTTGAATATAAACTCGCAAAAGACATCCAATTTGAGGTAGTGGGTTCTCCAGCCAATCTTATTTTCCGAGCTGGTGATTCTGAACTTTCTGAGGAATCTCCCATCCTTGAGATGTTGGACAATGAAGAAGCGGGATTCTCTTTCCGTAATGCAAGCACAGGAGAAACCTTTGATTTGACAGGTGTGAAGATTCTTTCGTACAACACCATTCAACTTTCGTCAGATGTGGTACAACCAAGTGTTTCCTATGGGCATCTCCTCTTTGGAGATTACAGGCGACAAGAGGGTTCTGAGTTTTTATTGACACGACAACCCCCAAAAGAAATCGTTTCGGTTCAAGGAACAATCAGTGGAATCTTGCCTACGAGTGCTTACGACCTTATCATTCCAACCGCACCTTTGGCGGAGGGCTACTCTACAAAGACCAATGCTCTCTTGAAAATCAATGGCTATACAAATGACGAGGGGAACAGAGTTCCCTCAGGGCAACCTCTCTTTGCGACAGACGAAGAACATACCTTGCTAGGCAACTATTCAGAGTATGTTGGCAATCTTGGTGCAGATCCACTCACATTGGTCGTAAAAAGCCTAGATGGACTAATCACCTACCGATCTCCAAGTCACCCAAGTGGCATTTCCGATTACACTTTCGTTTTGGGAGATGGTGTCACTCCTCTTGGTATCAAACGAACGGACAATAGTGAAATCAAGTCAGGAGAAACAGTTCTATTCTCTTATCAATACGATGAAGCCTTTACGGTCACCTACACTGTCAATTCTTCTTTGAAAGCAATCCAAGACAAGGTTGATGAAATGAAACACATCACCGCCGATGTGTTGGTGAAAGGTGCGATTGAGGTACCAATTGATCTTGAAATGACAGTCGCACTTGTCACAGGGGCAGATCCAGCTTCCGTAGATAGATCTGTACGAACGAACCTACAAAACTTTTTCAACAACTTGAATATGGGAGATCCCATTCGTCAATCGGATATCATTGAGGTTGTGGATTCTGTGAGTGGTGTTTCTTATGTTGTTGTTCCTCTCTCAAGGATGACTCGACAAGAAAATGCCCTTGTGGTTCGAGAGTTATTGGCAACCTCTCAGATCAATGATTCATTGTTATTGCCTCAACTCTCAACGGCAAAGGCATCTGTTTATCTGATACAAGATCCATTGGATTTTGCGACCTACGACACAGGCGGTGTCGGTGAAGATTTTCGAGGTGTCTTTATAGACGATTCTCTATTGGTAAATGTAGATAGATTGACATCCACCGCAGAGAATGTTCTTGCTGCCTCAGCGCTCTCTACTGCACCGAATCGTTCTTTCATTATTGGGGATGGTGGTGCTGTTATTTTGGGATACACAGACGACCAAACACTCATTGATCAAGGGTATGTGGATATCTATGACCGTCAAGAAAGAAGAAAAGAACTGACAAAAAACCGAGTGATGGTTTCTTTGGCACCCAGCGATGATATTCAACTCCGAAATCTGAAAGCGACTTATTATGTTGCTTACGATTCGGCGGTGAAGAATCTTGATCCAATCAATGCGGAATACCATACACTAGGCAATCTGACAATCACCTACGATGAAGATGTAGCCCTTCAAACTAGGAACATATCGAGAGGAACATACTAATGAGTAATCCTTTCAAGACAGGACTCCCACAGAATCCAAGCCCCTTAGAGGAGGAGGGTCACGAGTACGAGAAGAAAGTTCAAGAAGAAACCGAGTACATTATGCAAAGGTTTCTTCGGATGCTACCGAGCAACTATGTCGCTCAGAAAACAGGACCTTTCTACACACTACAATTCAAGGCTATGGCAGAATCATTGGCGAGGGTTCAAATATCTGCACAGAGTGTTGGCTTGGATACTCTCTATGGATTCACAAGGTCGGAGTTTATGTGGAGTTTGTTGGGTTCAATGGTCTTTCCTAAAATAGACGAGAACTTACTCCAGCCCCCAATCGTTGATGGGGATGTGGCTTACAGAGATTTCTTGCAAAGAATGGTTGTGCTTCTCATACAAGGTTCTACTAAGAAAACCATTGAGGAGGGTGCGGGGTTATTGACAGACGCAGATATGACCGTAATAGAAAAATCCGTTGCGAGTCACATTGAGAATTCAGCGTGGGGCTTTGACGACCAATACACCTTTGAGATCAATGTGGAGAAAGATGGGGGAACATCTTTTCCAAAGAATCCTTTCGAGCTCCATTACAATGTGTCGGTCATCCTAGACGCACTCAAACCC